GGCATTTTTTTAGGCATTATATATTACATTTATATATTTAATACCCTGTATTCATTTTTATCTTTTTTGGTTTCGAGGGTTTTGATTGTATTTTTTTTGCTTTTGGTTTCGGTTTGTCCATTGCTTTTGCTTTCGAATGTGCTTTACTAAAACTATCTCCATTTTTTATAAATTTTACCATATTTTTCATATGCTTACCATTCATACCACCAATATGTTTTTTTGAATGCTCTTTTAATTTTTTATTTAATTCTGGGGAAATCATAAATTATATATATATTTTATTTCTTGTATTTCGTTACTCTTCCTTTTTTCTTTTTCTCTGCTATTGCTTTCTTTTTTTGTGCTGGAGTAAGTTCTTTCATAGTTGTAGGGGTATCTTTTGTTACCCTTACAGTAGGTCTAAATATTTTTCCTTTTTTACCTTCATAAGTAGTTTTACCGTCTTGAGTTTTCCATTTTTCTGTATGCCACCTTTTTAATCCTTTTTCGGTTTTTGTAGGTTTCTTTCCAGAATATTTACCACCATTTTTTTTATATTCTTTAACCACTAAAGAAGATTTGTATGCTGAATGTTTCATATTAGCATATTTTGCTCGTGCTTTAGCATAAAGTTTTGGATTTGTAGGAGTTGGCATTTATTATTAAACAATAAATTTTTTACATATTGCTTCACCTTTTAGACGCATTCTTTCAATTTTTTCATTTAATAAATTCATTTTATATTTTCTATCTGCTAATCCTTCTTCTATTTCCATTTCAATATTTTCAATTTGACTATTAAAAGATTTTAAAATATCTTCTTTTGGTTTTACTTCTTGAATATGTAAATTTAAATTTTGTTTATATAAATCATTCTTTAATACAAAATCTATTAAATCTTTTTTCTTAAATTTGGTATATCCTTTCGAATTTTTATTTTTACAAATTTCTCTAAGTTCCTTTAAACTTAATTTATTTAGTTGAATATCCATTTATATATTTAATAAAATATTTTAAAGTTGGAATGTAATTCTAACAATCCTTAATATGAAATTTTAACTACGAATGTTTGGGCAGCGTTATGATTATTTATAATTCTTACACGATAATATCTAAATCCTCTACCTATTGACGTAATTGTTCCTTTACAACTTAAAGTATTCGCAAAATTTAAATTAGTATCTTGAAAAAATACTGAATTATCTACAGAATATTCTATAAATGCGGAGTAACTCGCATTCGACGCTGCTGTAATAGCAAAACCTATATTTTCAATTTCTCTGGTTTTTGTAAAAGTGCTACTCACCCCTTCTCCGCTACTTTCCGCTACGGAAGCATTCATAATTGTAGCGGTAGTCATATCACCATATCCATTATCTATTAACTGGATAGCAGTTTCTATATCCGCCAGTTTTCCATTAGCATTAGTAAGTAACACTTCATTTGCTGCGTGGTCTGTATTTGCCGCAGTTAATAATATTTCTATTGCTGCTAAATCTGTAGCACACGCTGCCGTAGAAGTTTTAATGGCGTCAGTGTCACTATCAATACCGGTAAGTAACACTTCATTTGCGGCGTGGTCTGTATTTGCTGCTGTTAATAATACTTCTATTGCTGCTAAATCTGTCGCACACGCTGCTGTAGAAGTTTTAATAGCGTCGGTATCACTATCAATGGTTCCTAGTAGTGTTTCGTTTGCGGCGTGTTTTCCATTTGCCGCAGTTAATAATACCTCTATCGCTGCTTGGTCTGTTTCGATAGCAGTAAGAGTCGTTTCCAATGCGTCGAGTTTTCCTTCCACTCCGTCCAAATGTCCTATTACTGTATCTTGTTTTGCTTCTGTCGAACCACCACTGGCTGCTGAACCGGTTACTCGTAATTTTCCGTCGTCGTCTATACTTAAGGGTGTATAATCTCCGTCTGCTGAAAAATCTGCTTGAGAAGATTGTCTTACTCCTAAAAACATTACACCTTTTTGTCCACTACTATGTGCGGCGTCTTCTGCTAATACAATATCGTCTAATGTTTGAATAGAAGTTTCAATATCTCCTAATTTTTGGTCGCACGCAGTTAATAAAACTTCATTTGCCGCGTGGTCTGTATTTGCTGCTGTTAATAATACCTCTATTGCTGCTTGGTCTGTTTCGATTGCGGTAAGTGTAGTTTCTAAAGTGTCGAGTTTTCCTTCTACGCCGTCTAAGTGTCCTATAATAGTGGATTGATTTGAAGCAGTTGAAAAACCAGTAATATTACCACTACTAATATTAACATTAACTTTATTGGAACCTACGCACGCTTCTAAAACGTCTATACCAGTATCAATATTTCCTAAATGAACTTCTGCGGCGTCTACAACTGCGTCGAGTGTATCAATTTTACCATTTAAAGTATCTAAATCTCCACTTAAATGGTCTAATTTAGAACTATTATTAGTATCTAAAGTTCCTATAGCAGTATCTAAAGCACTATCAACCACTTTTAAATTATCACTATTTAAGGAACTTGGTAATTTACCATTTATATTATCTAAAACAGTATCCATAGTATCGATTTTTGAATTTGTAGCAGTATGTAATACTTCTATTGCTGCTTGGTCTGTTTCGATTGCGGTAAGTGTAGTTTCTAAAGTATCGAGTTTTCCTTCTATACCGTCTATATATCCTATAATGGTATCTTGTTTTGCTGAAGTAGATTTACCACCGTCACTCGCACTTAAAACTTCTACGGCGGTTTCAATTGCTTCTGTATCTACTTTAATTGTATCTAATTTTGAATTTGTAGCAGTATGTAATACTTCGATTGCTGCTTGGTCTGTTTCGATTGCGGTAAGTGTAGTTTCTAAAGTATCTAATTTAGTATTTGAATTAGTTATCAATGCTTCTAATTGGTCTGTAGATAAATTAATAGTTTCTGCTGTAACTTCTAAAGCGTCTACACTACATTCTAATCTACCACTACTATCTAATTTTAAAGGTTTTGCTAATGAATTAGCACTATCAAAACCATAAGCATATGTTTGTAATTTAGCAGTTGCTTGTGCTAAATTATTGTTTATACCACCAGCATAAGTATCAAGTTTACTATCCAAAGTTATATCTTTAACGTTGATAGACATTTTATATAAAGTATAAAGAAAAAAAAAATCAATACTTTCTTTCGAAAGTTTATATACGAAAATCGAAGATTTTCTATAAAAAAATTTAAATTAAGGATTGTTAAATTAGCAAAGCATTTAACATTCTAACTTTATAATCCTACGATTGCTCCTTCTAAAAATCCTCCTATATGGTCACTCGCACTTGCGACACTTGCTACAACTTCTACTAACACGAAACTACCATTAGGGATTATTTCATTTAAAGGTATTTCTAAAAATGGAGTATTACTATTAACAAATACTCTACCTAAAAATATTCTTTTACCACCGTCTAAACCATATTTCCAAATATTAAGAGTAGCAGAATTTGCTACATAAGCATTAATTACTAATTTTTGAAAAATAAATCTTGTAAATTGTTCTGGAGCATATGATAGAGTTACACTTCTTGCTAAAGCAGTTGGAATAGTTAAGCAAACATTACTACCATTTTTAAATTGAATATTTCCAGAATTTCGGTTAGCGGTTCCACTTGTAACTACTTCTGCTTCATTTGCGAATACAAATTCATTGGTTCCACTTGTTAAAGAAGCATTGGAAGTCCCCGCCATAGTAAAAATACATTGGTTCCCTACGAAATTTGTGCCGTTCCACCTTATACCTCTTACTTTTACGGTTTTTGCTCCACTTCCGGCGGCAGTGTCACCGGTAGAACTGCTTACAACTGTTATAGCAAAATTATTTTTTGCTGTATTAAAACTTTGTCCAGTATCGTCTACGTCGAAGGTTTTATTACCATTTATAACACCTACGCATAGAGCGTTAATATTTTTATGGTTTGCTCCAACTTTGTTAGAAATTTGATTTATTATAGGAACTGTAGAAATTACTGAATTCATTATATAACTATAAAATAAAATTATTTTTAAAAAATAAAATGTTTTCATAATATATAAAAAATGTCTGTTGCCGATAATTCTAAATTTATTGCTTTAATTCCAGATAATGGAAGCGAATTTATAGCAGAACAAAAAGCAATTTTTACTGTAAATCCAGATATTGGATTCGTAAAAGGTAAAGATAGTTATATCTCTTTTGAAATACAGAATACAGATAGTAACAATCGAATAAATAATTTTTTCCAAACTGCTGGAGCATCTTCCATAATACAGAGAATGGATATATATAGTTTAGCAAATGGTCAGTTATTAGAAAGTTTACAAAATTATAATTTATGGAGTTCTATAGAAAACCAATATTTATATGAAGACGAAAAAGTAGCACAAGTTAAAGAAGGAACATTATACCCCCTTAGAGCATTTGGTAATACCCAAGCACCAGATAGTAAAATAAATACTTTAGTCCACGCTGGAAACGAAATTTTTACTAATGGTGTTGGCGTATGTTCTTTGGCTATGATTGCTGAGGGTAGTGGTGCCTTCCCAGCAAGTGACTTGGTAACAGTGACTACCGATACTGACGTAGAGGCGGGTGCTTTAAAGGTTATGTCACGTAGATATTGTATCCCATTAAGAAGTGGTATTTTTTCACATTTTGGAGTTAACGAAAAACTTACTCCAGTTCTACTTTTAGGAGGTGTTAAAATCGAATTAACTTTTGCCAAGAACGAAAGAGTTTTAAGTAGAGTTATTAACCACCGAGTTGCTGCTGGTGACCCTTCTGCTACAACCTTTAAAAAAATGGACACCCACGCAAATGGATTAGCGTGTAGTGATATTACTGGAGGAGCAACACGAAGACTTACCACAACTGCTGATTTATGGGGTAGTATTCAAGAAACTGGATTACATAGAGGAGCAAAAATTCAAGTAGGGGGTAATACGAGAACTGTAAACGCTGTAATTGAAAGTATCCATAGAGGTAATGACGGTGCCGACCCGGGCACTGCCAACAATAAAATATTTATTGTTCTTACTGCGGTAGTAGCAAATGATACTGGTGTATCTATATTTTTCCAAGATAGTTCCCCCTCATATAAAATTACTAATATTGAATTAAAACTCTTACAAATTGTTCCACCTCCACAAGTTCTTAAAGGTATTATTAAAGAAAGTCAATTCGATTTTATTAGTTGGGATTGTTTCTTAGATAATTTACCAGTATCTTCATTATCACACCAAAGCGAAATTACAAGTGTAGCAAGTAAAGCGAAATCGGTATTTACTCATTATATAGACGTGGCCAACGAAAATAATGCTAATAATCCAACCTATTATACTGGAGTTCCTCCACAATGGAGTTTTTTAAATTCAGTCCAATATTTCATTAACAATACATTATATCCACTTAGACCATATAACCCATTACCTAAAGCAGATAAAGTAGTAAATTTAAATGAATTAGTAAAAGCATTTGCTACAATTGGTTTAGTCGTTAAGAAGTTAGGGGACGCAAGAGGCGGTAATTTAGCAAATTATACTAATACTTATCTTCACGCCAGAGAATTAGCACGAGGTGAAAATTTTGTATATAATCTTAAAGACGCAGAACCACAGATTAGATTAGAATTTGAAAATACTAGAGACCAAACACCAGAAGGCGGAGCAGCAATTCAAAATGTTCGAATAGTTAACTGGGTATTTAGTGTAAAAACAATAATGGTAAGTAAAGATAATTTACAACTTTTACTTTAAAGTTGGAATGTAATTCTAACAATCCTTAATTAAAAATAAAACATTTTTTTAAAAAAAAATATATTCTAATAATATAAAATGCCAATTAGAAAAGATTATTTCAGTATATCTCCTCTAAATGATAATCCTTTAACCTCCTCCGCGGCAAATCAAGTTAGTGGCGGTTTTTCATTTAAAGAAAGTAATCCAATAGTCAAATTCTCTTTACCAGCGGTAGAAAAACTTTTAGAAGTAAATAGTTTGGTTCTTAGTGGACAATTTTTATTTAAACAAAGCGATACTAATCAAGGATTTAGAAACCCAAATTTTGGTAATATTATAAAGAACAATGGAGCAGATATGACTTTAGAAACTACTGTAAATTATTCGAATCACGGTGGAGTTCATAATGCTATAGATAAAGTGGTAATTCAAACAAAAAAAACTAATACAGAATTGGTAAATATCCAAAATTATGGTGCCTATGCTTCACTTAGAGAAGCGTATACTAATAATGCCGAAGGGTATTTATGGGGTAATGTTTCGTGCCGTTCTTTAGCAAATGGCCAACACGCTCACCAAATAAATAGACGTATGAATATTATAGCAGATACTGCCGAACAAGCATTAGGGACTGCTAATAATAAGCAAGTCGGCGTGCCTTTCAGTATTTCTTTAGATATTGATATGCTTAATAGTCAAAATATCCATTTAGGACAAGCATTTACAAATGGTTTATTATTAACCCTTCATTTATCACCAGATAGTGCCTTTATCCACCAAAGATTTAGAGATATCGACATTACAGGACAAACGAACGCAGATATTCGAGAAACTATGTATGTATTAAGAAATTTGAAATTAGAGGGTAGATACGTTGTTCCAACTCCACAAGAACTTAAAGCATATAACGCTAATTTACCATTAAACTCTCAATTAAATTTACTTAATGATTTACACGCAGATTTAGATAATAATAGTTACACTCCACAGTTAAACGCCGTAAAAGGTTTCTGTAATACTTATTTAGATAAAGACCAAGTAAATAACGTAAAATATCAGCAAAATAATTTTAGATTACCAGTTGGATTTCAAAATGTAGAACATAAAAAGGATAATTTACGATTTCCTTTTACTTATCCATTAAAAGCAATTCCAAATTGGAATATTTCAAATCCAAATGGAACTGCTTTAAATCCAAGTAATATAGTTCATAAAGAAAATACTATTGGAGACGTTGAAATGCGTAAACATTTTGAACGTGCTTTAATGAATGGCGGAGAAAGTATGATAAGTAGTGCTAATTTGTTAAGAACTAAAGAAAATTTAAATCAAGATTACAAAGATAGAACAACTGACGGAACCGCTGCGGCCAATGGTGTAGGTAGTAATATGTTCCCAGAATTGCTCGGTTTAGGTGTTGATTATACTTATGGATTAGGTAATACTATGGCGTATATGAATAGGGATTATAGTAACACGGTTGCTAGTGGTATTAATACTTCTAATGCTGTCTTACCAGTTGATAGAAGAGATAAAACAGAATTAGTAAATACATTCGTAAAATATAATGCTAATCTTAATCTTAATTCGTTAGTTAAAACTATGTAAACCCTTTAGGGTTTATAGTCCAACTACTTCGTAAGAGTTTGTAAAATACCTTCATAATAGATATCCATAAAATCAAAAAAAAGTAAAGTTGGATTTTTTTTTAAATTTATATGATTCACATTATACCATATAACGAAACCTATATCTTTATTTATAATTATTTCTTTCGTCTTAATTGCTTCGTTAAGTAATAAAGCAGAAGGCGTAGACAGTCCCCTAAATTCATATAAAATTTTATTGATTAAATGAGGTTGATAAAATATTATTTGTTGATTATTCATATATTTATAGTTTTTTAAATTTGTCCTTTTTGTCCTTATTTTGTCCCAAAATATAAAACTTTTTATAATCAAATTATATAATGGATTATAAAATTTATAAAATAAATAATGGTTATAAAGTAGGTAGGAAGGATAAAGAAAAAATTAATAGTAGTAGAATCTATTTAACTAAAAAACCTTTAACACGTGACGGAGCAAAAAGATTTTTATTAAAATTACAATTGGAAGAAAGGGGTATAAAAATTAAAAATAATACTAAAAAATTTAATAAACATTTAGACGGATATATACGTATAGACCCACTTAAAACAAAAAAAAGAATAGTATATATAAACGAAAATGAATGAAACCGAAATAAAGATTTTTAAACATAAATTTTATGAATTATTAAGAAGTAAAGGAAAAAGGTTTTTTTTTATGAATAAAGGATATTTAGAAAGTCTTTTATAAATTTTATTATCTCACTTATAAAATATAAAATGACTAGTGTAAATTTAATAAGTCCAACTGGTAAGGGTGAATTGTATAAAGTAAGGTTTAAGACTCCTTTAGAGATTGAAAAAAATAGTAAGGTGTATTTAAATTTTGCTTCATTTACAAGAAATCAAAAAATTTTTTTTGATACCGACCAAACCATTACTTTTGATACAAACGATTTAGTAGTAGTTCCAAATAGAACCGAGGCATTATTTAATACTGTTAATAGTAATAAAATTTTAGAAACTAATGGAATTACTATTCCAAAAAAAAATAGCGGAACTGGTGACGCTGGATACACCGTAACAGAATTAAGGGAATTTATCCAAACCGAAATGAATAAACTACAAAAAAAAAACGATAATTCAAAAAGTATTTTTTATAATTATGAATTTATAGGAACTGATACCGCTGGAACAAGTATATACAAAAATAAAATACCATTAGGTTGGATTTTAAATGACGATAGAGGAAATTATACTCCGGTAACTTTAAGAGCAAATATAGGATTAGGTGGAGGGACACAAATCGACGCACAAGGCGAAAATTTTACCTATGTAAAAACAAGCGATACCGCAGTATTAAACCAAATAGTAGTGCCAGTTTATGATAATTTTGGTATATCGAATGAAGTATATAATCATAATCAAGCATTAAGTAATACTGATAATATCGATAAGCATAATATAATTATTTTTAAAACTGCTACAAATATCGACGATATGGGAGGTTGCGTGAGTTTGGGTTTAATACCAAGTGAAGTTTTGGACGGAACGTGGAGCACGTGGACGAATAGACCAAAAGGACAAGCAGCAACTAATAATGGTGGAGCAGATTGTAACCCTCCAATTTATGTTAGTGGTAGAACAAAAACGACTTTAGCGGAAAGAACTGCGGCAACAAGAACAAGGCAAGGCAAATTAGGGGCGTTTTTAGAAGTTCAAATTACAGACCCCCAATATGCCAACGAAGTAGGCACAAATATGGGTAGAAGAGTGAGAATTTCAGTAGCAAGAAATACAAACAACGACGTAAACTTAACAACTGGAACTTTTAAAAATACTAAAATGGATTTTAATGTAGTTAGAATGATACAAGTAGCAAGTTTTAGTTTAGATAAAATAATGAATAATGTAACAAGTAGAAAATTACAGTTAGGTTTACAAATGTATTTTGATAGTAGTAATAATTATTGGGGTAACGATTTACCAAGTGCGAGAAGGTGGTATTATAGATTATATAATTTTACCGATAACTTAAATGTTAATAGCGATAATATAATTTTCGATAGTAGAATACAAGGGCATTATTTAACTGGAACTTTTTTTAATATGGATTTTGTAGATAATCAAGGCATTATGGGTAGTATTATTAAAGCACAAAGGGGTTTTAATTTAATTATGTCCGCACAAGCAAAGGGCGATGGTTTCGAAAATGTAACAGTAAAACAAATTAATAGAGAAGACGCTACAAATAACTCTCCAACTACACAAATCCAAAGGTATAGTATGTCTTTTAGCAGTGAACTTGCCGGATACGTAGGAACGGCAAAAACTGAATTATTAAGTCCAAATACAACCGACGAAAATCCACAACTTTACTATTTAAATGAATTATTAGAGGAATGGAACAACCGAATTTATAGTATATATTTAAAAGGTTTACCTATAACCAATTATAAAAATGTTGAAGACGAAGAAAAAAGTGGTTATAGTAAACCAATTATATACGACGTTCCAGCACCATATAGCAACGTAAATACAGACGATAGCACTGGAGGAACTATTACTGGTGTATTCCAACCTAACTTTCCAAAAATTTTAAATTTAAGAAACAATAAAATAATTATAAATGAAATAGACGTAGAAATTAGAAATGGATATACCGATAGAATTATAAAAGGTTTAGAAAAATCAGTAATAAATTTTACGATACAAGAATAGAAAATTTTTATTATTTATATATATAAATGTCTAAAAAAATAAAGATATACAAAGATAGCGAAACACGAATAAAATATGGTGGTAAATTTCCTAAAAAAAGAGATTTTGAATTTAATATAAATGATAATAACTCAGTAATGTATAATTACATAGGAAAACAAAATATAGTAATAAGTGGAGTTGTAAATCAAGAAGACAATAAAATAAAAATAGATTTTTTAAAAAATAAAGTTTATAGTAACGAAAAACGAGCACCTGCTGGACTTACCAGAAAACTATTATGTAATTTATTTGAATGGTTTTTAGAAAAAGGATATATTAGAAAAAAATATACGGTATCTTTATATGCTTTACCATTAGACGAAAATTATAGAAGTAAAAAAGATATAACAGAAATGTATAAAAGAATGAGTTTTAAAGCAATTAGAGAAATACCAGACGGTAGCACGTATATGGAAACTACTGTAAGAAAATTTTTAAATTGGTGCGATATGAAATATAAGAAATAAAAAATTTATATAAGATATGAACGATATAAAAAAATCAAATCGACCTAAAACCATACAACAGTATATTAAAATAAAAAAATTGGATAAATTAGAAATAGAGGCGTGGAATAAAGAATACCCAGATATACCACTAAAAAAAGAAAAAAAATTAGATACGAATATATGGAAAGGTGACGTAAAAAATGTAAAAGATAAAGAAAAAACTAAAAAAAAATTATTTGATATTAAGGAATACCAGAAAAAAAAACCATACAAAGAAAAAAAACCTAAAATGAAAAATAACAATATTTTTAAAAAATAAAATGTTTTCGTATATTATAAAATGAGTATCTTAAATTCTATGTTAGATTTTTCTGTAAAGGAAGTTCCACAACAGAGTGAAATTAAAACAGAATTGGTAGAAACCAATAATGCGACCACCGATACCTCTAAAATATTTAAATTTACTATAAGAAATGTTGGATTTTTAGAAGGAACGAGTATGCTTACTTTTAAAATGAAAAATAATGCTGGTAATAATGGTAATCACAGATTAAATATATGGAATGGTGCTTTAAGTTGTATTAAAAACGCAGTTCTTAAGATTGGAGATTTTGAAATAAATAATTGCCAAGGAGTCGACAGAATTGCTACTTTATTAGAATTAAACCAATCAGTTTTACAACGTCGTAACGTTATGGGACATTATTTGGGAAATGCTTTAGAAGTTCAAGCAGCCACAGATACCACAGTAGTAGTAACAAAATCTGCTAATTTACAAGGTGTAGGACAAATAGAAGTAGATAGTGTTAATAGTGGATTGAATTATGGAGCAATAGCAGACGGTGCCGGTAAAGCAGTTAATAATCTTTCTGTAATCGACGATATTAAGAAAAATGAACGAATGGGAATTCCATTAAATATGATTTTCCCTTGCTTAAAGGGGCGTTCTTTACCACTTTTCTTATTTACTGATTACCATATTCAGTTAGAATTTGAAATGAACGATACCGCCGAATGTATGATAGATTTAGGATTAAAAGCAGACGCCTCTACATTAGCCAATTACCGTGGCGTAGGTGCTTATGCTTATAATGAAGTTCAATTAGTTATTGATTATGTTTTACCACCTTCCAGTGTTATCAATTCATATATGGAGCAAACAAGTAAACAAGGTGGTTACAGATTTGAATTTCCACAAATTGCGGTAGTTAAAAAATCACTCCCAGCAGTTACAACTGCTAAGGAATTACAAGACGTAGAGCATAGGTTAGGACAAACTGGAAAAGAGGTTCATAGTATAATCCAAATGAAACGTTTTACAGATTATAAGATAAAAGCACAAGCAAAAGCATTAGGTAGAAAAGTAAACCAAGGACAAGTTTGCGACGGTATAGACGACGAAGAATATAATTGCGAGGTAAATGGTTTAGACATTTATCCAGATTTTATTTATAATAATGCTTCCCAATATAATCAAATGAAAAACGTATTAGATAAAGATTTAATCGTTCCTCGTCCTATGTATTATACAGACCCTAACGCCCAAAGAGCAAGTTTAATGCCTATGGAGGAAGGACTTGCTGGAAATTGGAAACCTTTAGGAGTAGACCTTAGAAATGGTAATAACCAAGTTGTTGGAGGTGGAACTACTATAGATAGTGGTTCTCCTTTGGTTTTCAAATATAGACGAAGACCAAATCAAGCAGTTGCTGGTAAAAACCAAATCAATTTTAGAGGACAAATGGACGTAGATTATTATATTAAACATTCAAGAGTCGTAATAGTTCGAAAATTACCACGTGGAACTCAAGTAGTAGTATCCAGTTAATAATTCTTTTTTTTTTCTTTTCAATATATATAATAAATGTCTAAAACTTATTATATAGACTGTAACAGATATAATGCTTATGATAGTGAAAGTGATAATACTAATAAATGGACTTACGCTTTAAAAGAAACTATTGCGGCACCTGCGGGGACTGAAGTAAAAATACAAAACGCCTTTATTAACCAAAAAGGAATTACGGGGCAAAGTATAGAATTCGAAAGAGATTTCGAAGAAGTTATAAAATATAATTGTTATATAGTAGACGACATAGCACCAATTCCAGCAAATATAAATACTCCACGATTAGATAGTGCCGGATTAGCATTACCTTTACTATATGACGATATGCTTAGAATTGAACCGAGATATTGGATAAATGCTAGTGCCAATTCTCCTACAAATTGGGAAGAGGATTATTTTGGTTTTACAGTTCAGTATAAAGTAAAAAATAGGTATGCTTTACATAGAGAAAATATAGGAGGTTGTATGACCCCTTTAATTTTATGCTCTGGAAATCAAGAAGCAAATTTTATAAATAATAAACCATTTTTATACCCGATAGTTCGAACTACAAATGTAGTAATAAAAAAAGGTATTTATAGTGTTAATCAGTTATTAGTAATTATAAATAACCAATTAAATGGATTGGTTAAAGCGGGCACAGAAATACCACGCGACCCTATACAATCTGCGAAAGAAACAAATAATTGGAGTGGTTCTTTAAATCCTAATAATTCTGGTATGACTACAAATATAGAAAAAGTTAATGGTTATAATGCTTTTAATAGATTGGTTCATACAGACGAAATATATACTACAAATAATACATTTATTCCAGCATATGACGTGGCTACGGCACGTAACGCCGCTAAAAATTTTGGTAGAACCGCTGCTCCAAGTTTAGATTATTATGATAGATTAAAAGTAGTTAGGAACGGTAACACTATAACAGAAGACCCTACCGACAATTATAAAAGAAAATTTGTTGGTTGGTTAACTTCAAATTTAAGAAGTCTTCCGGCAGAATTACAAGGTTATAATACCAAATTACAATTTGATTTAGCAAGAAATAAAGACGATTACACTATTAATGATAGAGGAATATGCGTAGGTGCTCCAGAAGTAAATATTACTTTCGACGAAAAAAATAATGGTTTTTCATTAAATAATTTACATTCTTTATATAGGTTTCCAACTTATGATAGATTTGGTAATAAAAATGCTAATGCTGGAGAAGTTGGTATAGCATTAAAAAGAATGGCAAAAAATATTGAAAGCACAAGTTTTGGAACAAATGGAGAAACTGGTAGTCTAGGTGGTTGGAGTGTCGTAGAAAGTCCTTATTTATTCGACAATTCACCCAAAACAGATAAAAGGGGTAATACTAACCCTGTACCAACACTCATTCAAAATGCGGCAGAAACACCAAGAAGTAGAACTGGTGGAATAATTGTATATAATTGGAGTGCTGGCATTGCTAATAAATTTGGAGATATGGATTTCGTTAAAGATTCAACCCCATACCAAAACCACGCCTCTTTTGCTGAACATTTTAGAAATGAAAAAGACGCAAGAAGAGTATGGGAAAAAGAAACATTATGGGGTAAATTAGGGTTTACATACGAGCAATTAAACGATACAGATTATTTCGAACCTATTCAACAATATTGTAATAACGATTTAAATTTATGGGGAACTACAACGAATACAAAAATAGATTTATCCGTTATACCAACTGTATCTACTCAACTCCACCCTACAAAATCAAAAGACGTAATCGCAAGTCAATATGGTGGCGGAACTAATATGGCACAAGCATATAGCAACCCTCAAAATTACAATAATTTTGATTTTAATAGTCCTTATACAAGTTGTAAATTTAGAATAGAAACTGGTAAAAAGGAAATTCCAACAGAAGAAACCAAAGCAGAAGAAAACGATAATTTTAATAGTTATGCTGGTAGCGATTTTGGAGTATGCACACAGTTAAATATAGTTACAGACCCTACGCCGATAGTCGCAAGAAATTTACCAACTTTATCTACATTTGGTTATTATTTAATTACCAGCAATTTAGTCCCTCAATATAAAGACGTGGTTAGCAAAGGAGAACCATTAGGACTACTTGGAGTTGTTGCTAAATCGAGTTTATCTTCCCAAGATTTCATTATAAGTGAAAGTGATATAGTAGCAGTATTAAACCAACCTATGAATATAAATAATATTGATATACAAATTTTGAATCCAGACTTAACCAATCCAGAATTAGAAAGTAATAGTAGCATAATTATAAATATAACTTGTCCAGCAGAAGAACCAAATAAAGTTACGGAAGAAAAACATAAAACTCCAAAATAAAGAGTTTTAAAAAAAGGGGCGATATTAGGACATTTAGAACAAAAATATTTTTTAAATTATTAAATTTAATGATTT